ACTCAAACTTTGAAAGAATACTGCCTATGTTAGATGGCTGGAGAGAAATATTTGAAGAATCAGATGTTATTCCAATATCAAAAGAGTTAAAATATTATGATATTGCGAGATAAAAAATGAATATAGCTTACAATATGGATTGTTTAGAAGCAATGAAAGAAATGAAAGACAATGAATTTGATTTGGCAATAGTTGACCCACCGTATGGTATTAATATATGTAATGAAATTAATAAATCAGGTTTTAAAATGGGTAGTTCAAAAAATTCATTAACTAAATACGAAAATCATTTAAAGGAAAAATCTTGGGATAATGAAATACCAAAAGGCGAATACTTTTATGAATTGCAAAGAATAAGTAAAAATCAAATTATATGGGGTGGAAATTACTATGCAAATAAATTAAATAATTCGAGGTGCTGGGTATGTTGGGATAAAATGACATTCATTCCAACAATGACAAGAATAGAACTAGCGTGGACTTCATTCACTAAACATAGTCAATATATACAAATAAATTCTAACCAAAGCGATAGAATACACCCAACACAAAAACCTATTGCACTCTACAAATGGTTATTAACAAATTATGCAAAGCAAGGTGACAAAATACTCGACACTCATTTGGGAAGTGGAAGTAGCAGAATAGCTTGTTACGATTTAGGTTTTGACTTTGTCGGTTATGAACTTGACAAAGAGTATTTTGAGGCACAAGAAAAAAGATTTGAAAGACATATAAACCAACAAGGAATGTTTAATAAAGAGTTAAAATTTTATGATATTGCGAGATAAAAAATGAATATAGCTTACAATATGGACTGCTTAGAAGCAATTAAAGGAATGAAAGACAATGAATTTGATTTAGCAATAGTAGACCCTCCTTATTCAATTGGAGCATCAAAACCTACAAAAAAACCAAATTTTGTAAAACAAAAGAATGGCAAATTTCTTTATGTAAATAGCAATAAATATAAACAAAAAAATTGGGATGATAAAACACCGAGTAAAGTGTATTTTCAAGAATTAAAAAGAGTTAGTAAAAAACAAATTATCTGGGGAGGAAATTATTTTGGATTAAAAGGTGGTGGATTAATTTGGGATAAATTAAATGGAAGCAGTGACCAGAGCGATTGTGAGATTGCTCATATAAGTTTTTCCAAAAGAGTGGATAGAGTTTATTATTTATGGCAAGGAATGTTTCAAGGGCTTAACTGCAGTAAAGATATAAATAAAGCATTAATTCAAATAGGAAATAAGCAATTAAATGAAGTCAGAATTCATCCAACACAAAAGCCAATAAAATTATATAAATGGCTTTTAACAAACTACGCAAAACAAGGCGACAAAATACTCGACACTCATTTGGGAAGTGGAAGTAGCAGAATAGCTTGTTATGATTTGGGTTTTGACTTTGTAGGTTATGAACTTGACAAAGAATATTTTGAAGCACAAGAAAAAAGATTTGAAAGACATATAAACCAACAAGGAATGTTTAATAAAGAGGGAAATTATGACTTTGCATAGAAAATCAGATAAAGATCCAGATCAGCTACAAAGAGAGCTGGACGAGTTAATTGTCGAAAGAGTGGCGATATTAAGTGATGACACTCAAGCCGATCAGCACCAACATAGTAAATATTGTCAGGTGCTAATCAACGAATTTGGCGAAATAAAGGGCTTAAAAGCTATTCAATTATATTTACATTTCAATAATCTGGATAAGGTAGAGATATGAAAAATTTAAAAATTTAAAGAGAGGAATTATGAATATCATAAAACACGAAATTCAATATACTAAAGACTACGATCAATTTAGTAGATTGAAAACAAATAGAGAAATTAACAATACGCATTTAAAAAAGTTAATTTCGTCAATGGAGAAGCACTATATCCCTAATCCTGCATTTGTAGATAAAAAAATGAGGATAAGAGATGGTCAACATAGATTTATGGCTTGTAAATTTTTAAATTTACCTTTTGCCTATATTATTGTTGATATGGACGACAAAGATATGATCAACATTAATAAATATCAAAAATCTTGGACTGCTCCAGATTATATCAACCACTATGCAAATAAAGGGATAAGAGATTATATTCTTTTATCAGATGCTATGCAAATGACTGGACTTCAACATCAGGTATTAATATTATTTTCTAATCCAAAAATATCTCGAAGCTCGATTCCATCTATCGTCAGGACTGGAGATTTGGTATTTAATGAAGACACATTTTATTTAAACTACCACAAATATGAAGAAATTATAAAAAATTTAGGACTGAAATCACTTACCACACGATCTGAAATATTGGCACTAATTAAAGGAATTTTTGTTCATCCAGACTACGACCATTCAAATATGCTCCACAAATGCAAAAATTACGGACGTGCAAATTATTACAAGTGTGCGACGTATGAGCAAGGTCTGGCTATGTTAGAATATATTTATAATTACAAGACAAGGAAAGAGAACTGCATCAATTTTGTAGAGTTTTATAAACAAAAAATTAATGAATAATTAAAGGGAAAATATGAAAAAAAGAAAAATAAAAGAGTTTATAGAACAAGCCAAAAAATATGATATAAGATATTGGAATATAACTCATTGCCCTGAACATTACAAGACTATCTATTATGAAATTATAGATAATAAAGTTTGGATAAATCATTGTCCTAAATGTGCAATCCAGCCACGTAAAAAATCAAGTTGGAAAACAATTGCCGATAATTTTAACTCCTTTAAATCACCTCAAGACATTACTTCGGCTAATAAATGGTGGAAATTTGAAGAACCAATTGACCTTGATGTAAAAATTGAATTATTTGAATTTTTTTTTAGTGCTGGAATGAGTAATTATGATTTGAAGAACTACCAATCATTTTATTTAGATGAAATAAAACCATTTGTATTTAATTTATTAGGTAAGTACCCAAATAAAGCTATTGTAATAAATTTATATGCTTATAAGGGGGATTTAGAATACTTTATTAGAAGAATTGAAGAAGCACCGAAAAATTCACAACATAACTTTATAGTTGCATATAAAAGATTTTCAAGAAAAGATTTATTAAAATCTAAAGACAAAATGGAGTTAAGTAATTGGGTAAAAAAATCAGAAGAAAAAAAAGCCCTCGAATGAGGCACAATTTTAAATTAAACAAGGAGAAAGAAAATGGAGATTAAATTAGAAGATTTTGAATGGTATAGGCAGTTAAAATATAAATTAGCAGATATTGGAGTGTATGTTTTTAAGGATTTGATAAATAAATTAGAAACTTCCGATGATTTTATTAAAGAGATGCCTCCATACTCACCATTAAAGCCATTGAAAAATATAATTTCAGATTTAGCACAATTGGAATTAACTAATCAAATATCAACAAAAATTAATTATTCATATTATTTAACAAATTATTATTTTACAACTAATACAAAAAAAAGATTTAGTAAATTAATAAACGAAGAAAATAATATAATTTTATCGTCAAAAGATGAAATTAAAACGAGTGAGATTACAAGTGATAAATTCAGAAAAATATTCACTGATCTAAAAGATAATCCTCATATAATAAAAAAATATAATGAAATTACTGGATTATATATACCATTAGATGTTATTTTTAATGACTATAAATATGCTTATTATAAATTAGGAAATGAAGTTGCAGATAAATTAATTATCAATACAATTAAGCAAAAAATCTCTCTTTTTAAAGTAGAATTTGATAGTCAATTTAAAGAATTTTTAACAAAAGAAATATTAAAACATTTAGAGAATAAATATGAAAATTTAATTCCAAAAGAACAACTAAAAAAAGCCCTCGAATGAGGGCTTATTTATAATCAGTTTTATAGAATCCAGATCCTTTAAATACTGGGGTAGAACAACTCACAATCGGTAACATTTTTCCACCACACTCACAATCAAATATTTGCTTTTTCTTTTGCAAAATTTCCTCTTTTCTTGAGCATTTTTTACATTTATATTCAAAAATCGGCATAATCAATCCTCAACATTATCTTGAAAATATTTTCTACGAATTTCCCAAACTTCTTCATCAATATTATCCTCTGGATAGGGGAGAATTACATCAGCATCGCCACAATCAACATATCCATTGAAATACCCTAATTCAAAAAAAACTTTCTCTCGCCTCGTAATTGGCTCTAATTTTGAGTATTTCAAAAATTTATTATCTTCAAAGATATGATCTAAATTCATTTTATTTCCAAATATTTTTATTAATAATGTTAGATAAAATTCCACCAGCTAAATTTATTGTTTCTGTAACAATTTTTTTACCAGATTCTTTCATTTCAGGCGACATATTTTTTTTAATTTCAGTCCAATCAAGTGGCTTTTTTAGTGATTTTTCAAAAGATAACTTCTCTTTTTCGGCTAATTCTTTATATTTTTTATCTTTCTCAATTTCAATTTCTTTAAAAATTTCCTCTTGGATTTCTTTCTCAACTGGATCAGAAAATTTATCTGGATGATTAGCGACTTTTAATTCTTTTGCCAATTTTTCCACTTCTTCGGCAGTTTTGCAATTATCAAAATACACTTACAACCTCCTCCTTATAAGTATCAAAAGCTAATCTGGGCTTATCTCCCAAATATCTATTTTTTTTGAATGAAGCTACCGATCGAGTACCATCATTTGCTAACCAAACAACAATATCTGGATTATGCTCCCACATTGTAGGACCTTGCATTTTCCCTTTTTTAGACTTGGTATAGTGTAAAACCACAATAAAGCTCTCTGGACGTGATTGAATGTAATCCCACATTTCTTTATGTTTATTTGTGGAAGCACCAGCTATCATTGAAACTGAATCAATTACAACATATTTATAATTGCCTTGATCCAAAATTTTAGTTAATTCAGAATAAAAATCAGCACCAACATCATCAATAATATCAATATACTGCAAACTAACTGGAGATAATCTCATTGTACGACATTTTTGTTGAATAGTCTTGCCACGTCGGAGTGGCTCTTCAATATTCAGATATAAACATCTATCTCCTTGCTTATTTCTGGAATTTTTGCCACAAAGTCTTGACATAAACCTCAATAAAAACGAGGATTTTCCAGCAAATGCTTCTCCAGAAACAGACATTACAAATGGATCATCATAAGGCAACATAAACAACCATTTCCTATACCTATGATCCATAGGCGTAGGAATTGATTTATCTTTTATAACTTTATTTAGTTGTTGTGTTTGCATAGTTAAGCCAAAAATACTAAAAAAATTTCAGTAATACAAAATATTATTTTGTTTTTATAAAAAAAATTTCATAGCTTTGTAGTAATAAATTTATATCCTCAAAAATTAATTGAGATTAACCTTGTCAAGTCGTGAGATTTAGCAAGGTTTTTTTATTATATGTAAATACCCTCCAAATATGAACTTACTAAAAATCACTAAAAAAAAATTAATAAAATACTAAAATATTTTTACTATTACTGAAACTTTTTTAGTTTATAAGAGTATTAACTATGTAATCATTTTTAAAAAGAGAGGAAAATAAAATGTACCAACAACCAATCACAAAAGATATATTAGTCTTTGATAAATATGAAATACATATAAAAGAACTAATAAAC